GTATGTCAAAAGTGGCCACATCGCCGGAGACTAACGGGCCTGTGCTCGTCAGCGTTCCGGCACCGGTAGCACCGGAAGCACTAAAGAAAATACCACTGGCCAACGAAGTGGACGCGGTTCCCATCTCGTAGCAAATCGTCTGGGTGTGCGGAACACCATATATCTGGGTGTCATTTGGGTTGGAAGATGTCGGGATACCATTACTACCGGCACTTCCATTCCATGACATCGAACGATTGTACGACGCTTGGCCCTGGAAAAGCGGATCAAAAAAGTTAGTCATGAGGACGTCCTCACAGTCTTGTTAGAAACAGACCGCCGCGCACGTATTTCGCGCACGGCGGTCCAAATTCAGATATCATCCTAGATCGTGCCACTGGAGCCGTACATCGCGCGCCAGTTGGACCAGCCGAATGAATACCGCTCTAGCGCAAGATTCTTAAGATTCTGCGAATCAAAGTCTGTGTAAACGTCCGTTTCAAGCGCTTCACGTTCATAGTACTTCATGCCGTTATCAGCATTGGTCTTGATAAACCACGCCGTATCGTCGGTCAGGAACTGATTGACCTTGTATCCCTGCGGCACTGCATCGACGTTGTACACGGCCGAGATATCGTTGTTCGCCGTACCGGTGCGGAACTGTGAATTCAGCAACCGATTCGCCGTCCACTGCAGAGGCGCCGGCACAATCAGCTTCTCCGGCTGAACCATGACGCGCAGACCCGCGACGTCCTTGAACCGCTGAATAGTGACGATGCCGTCCTGAAGTGAAGTCTCGTTAAGATCGGTCTGAGTCGTCGGTGTGTTCGCAACCGTACCACCGTCGATCGGGTGGGCAGTGCTGAACAAAGCAACGCCATCGCCACCGAGGAAGCTCGAAGAGAACCCGTTGTTCAGAACCGAGGCGCCAAGCACCTCTTTGGTCTGAAGCATCGAATTCTTGAGCGCCTTAGCCTGCTGCGGGAACCGATCCTTGTACTGGTTGTCCTTGATAGCCTGCCGGGTGATGATAAACCCGATCGAAACATATCGATGGACGTAGCTGTAGATGAAGCGCTGACCCATGTTGTCGTATTCGGTCGACGCGCCTTCGGCCTTGATCGCCGCTAGACCGAGGAACTTCATTTCGACTTCCACTTCGACAGCCTTGTCTGAAGTAGCGCGATCGAAAATCTCGGTCCATTGACCCGGGTACATCGAATAATCGCCAAAAATCTCGGCGAGACCGGGGCGGAGGAGCTGCTGGATTGAACCTGTATTGATTGCCATTGCTGTTCACCCCGACCTTACGGCCGTGTGCTCCCGGCTTTGTAGATGTGGTTATTGAACTGAACGAGCCAGTTCTGGAACGCAGTTCCAGCCGTGAGCGTGCCGCCCGGGGTGCCGACGTCGCCGGTAACACCGAGAGTGACGCGCTGGTCAAGACCAACGATCTTCATGTTGCTGAGTAAGCCGGTAGAAGAAGCCGCGTTGTTCAGCGACACCGAAGAAATACCGGTGAGCGTCGAACCCGCGATGTAGAGCAGGTCGCAGTTATTGCCAACGGCGGCCTGCGTAAGCGGCGTACCGGAAGCAGAGCCGGCCGCCTGCGTAGTTGCAGTTTCCTGTACGGTAAAGACCGCATTCGGGTCGTCGATGACGTAGGCCATCGGCTGAGAACCGGAAACAAGGTTAGCTACGCCACCCGTGCCGCCCGGATAGAAACTCCAAGTGAATTTCTCCGGTGACGTGGTGACTTGAAAAGAAACCTGATCGAGCACGCCCAGAGAGGCGGTCGAGGCAGTTGCGCGGATCACGGTTCCCGCGGTAGAAAGAGTGACGGCGTCACCCTTGAAAAGAGACTGCGATGCGGTCGTGCCGATCGGATACCAATTGGCCTGCTGGTTCCACGCGGCACCATTGCCTGTGTTTACCGGGACAAGACCGTTCGGTGCATTAATGCCAAATGTCATGGCGTACTCCTGAAGAACAGTTTTTGCTGTTCCGCGTAACCGGGCGGGATCGGTGAGGAACGTGACCTCAATCGAAACCATCAGCTTCAGGAGCCGGAGGTGGCAACTACGTTATTGCCATCGTTGCAGTACCCAAC